TGCATACGATTCGTTAGAGGGCTTTTTCGATAAGCATGGTCAACCTGTAGTAGAAGACCCTGAGCAAGATATAGTGGGTATTGATGATGAAGTTATTACTATAGGTGCAAAAACATATTTAAAGAATGAAAGAAATTCATTTAAAAACGACCCGTCAGAATTAAATGAGGTTACTAGGCAGTTTCCTTTTACCACAGACGAAGCTTTTCGAGATAGTATTGATGGTAGCATATTTAATATAGGTAAGATATATCAGCAAGTAGAATACAACGATGAGCTATTTCCAAACCCTGTAGTGAAAGGTAATTTTATATGGAAAGAGAAAGATAAAGAAGTAATATTTAGTCCAGACGTACATGGTAGGTTTAAGGTAGCTTGGATGCCTCCAACAGAAACTAGAAATGTTATTAAAATAGATAGGGGTAAAAAAGTTCCTCCATTCCCTAACTTTGGTTGTGGCGGTGTCGATAGTTACGACCTTGATGCTACTGTAGATGGTAGAGGTTCAAAAGGTGCTTTACATTTATTCAATAAGTTTTCTTTAGACAGGCCTTCTAGTATGTTTGTTGTAGAGTATGCTTCTAGACCCGACTTAGCTAAAATATTTTATGAAGATGTTCTAATGGCTGCTTTCTTCTATGGATACCCTATACTAATAGAGAACAATAAATACGGTATAGCTAGATATTTTGAAACTCGTGGTTACGATGGTTATCTTTTAGATAGACCGAAACATTTAAACTCTAGCTCTGCAAGAGTTGCTGTAAAAACAAAGGGTATACCGTCAAACTCTCAAGACGTTATACACGCACACGCCCAAGCTATAGAAGCATTTATTCATGATCATGTTGGTATTAACTACGACTCAGGAGAGATGGGTAAGATGTACTTTAATAATACACTAGAGGATTGGATAGGATTTAAAATAGATAAGAGAACAAAATTTGACCTTACTATAAGTTCTGGGCTAGCTCTTCTAGCCGCTCAAAAACCCAAAGAAATAGTAAAAACTGACTTCGCAGCTAAGAAATTTTTTAGGCGATATAAGGTAGTAGGATAATTTATATATTTGCATAATAGAATATTACACCCCAATGATGTACAATGACAGCGTAAATGGAAAAAAAGGAGGGTTTCCAGACCCTCTTGCAGACGAGCAAACTAAAAGTACAAAAGCATATGGGTTAAAGTATGCTAAAGCTATAGAAAAACAGTGGGGTAAAGTTCAAGAGTCATATTCTCTGCAAGGTAAAAGAAACAAGATATTTGAAAAAAATAGAGAGTATGCTAATGGAACGCAGAATACAAATATCTATAAACAGTTATTAAACTCTTTTGACCCTAACAATGGTGATGGAAGTTTATTGAATATGGATTTTACTCCTGTTCCTATTCTACCGAAGTTTGTAAAGATTGTAGTAAATAAAATACTATCTAGAAATCTATACCCAAACCTAGAAGCTATAGATCCTCTGTCTTCATCTGAGAAGAACGAAAGAAAGAAAAAAATTAGACTGCAAGTTGATGCTAAGAAAGAACTTTTAGATTTAAAAGAAAAGACAGGGGTTGTTTTAGATATGGAGCCAGAGTCTATTCCAGATACTCCAGAGGAGGCTGAAATCATGCTGGAGACAAATATTAAAACAGATGCAGAAATAGCGGCTCAACTAGGAACAGAAGCTACGCTTGGTTGGAATCAGTTTAGTGACAATGTCTTTAGAAGAGCTGTAAAAGATTTAGCTGTGTTGGGGACTTGCGTTGTAAAACGTTCTAACGACCCTAACGAAGGTATCAAACTAAGTTATGTAGACCCAAGTAGATTTATCCACAGCTATAGTGAAGATCCAGGATTAAATGATTTGATATATGCAGGTCATATAAAAACTATAACTATTCAGGAGTTAAAGCGTTTATCTGTAGGTGAGTTAGAAGAAGAAGATTTTAAGAAGATTGCTAAAAGTGTTCAAGGTAGAAGTGGTAATGATTCTTCTTTATTTAACCAAAGAACTTACGATCAAGGTCTTAATAAAACAACATATGGGTATGATGAGTATATGGTCGATGTTTTAGACTTTGAGTTTATTTCTGTTGACACGATGCACTTTGAAGAAAAAGAAAATCAGTTTGGAAATACTGGTTTCTACTTTAAGGGTATGGATTACAAACCACCAAAGTCTAGCGTTTTTCAGCGTAAAGCTATGTGCATGGAGATAAACTGTGTATATAAAGGTAGTTACGTTATGGGGGCTGATATTGTTTACGGGTATGGTAAAGCAACCAATGTACCTAAGAACATGCACGATTTGTCAAAAGCACAGATGTCTTATTCTGCTGTATCGACAAACATTATGAACATGGTCCCTAAGTCTATGGTGGATAGTTGTATAGGCTTTGCGGACATGCTACAGTTAACTCATCTTAAGTTACAGCAAGCGATAGCAAAAGCAAAACCAGACGGTTTAATTATAGATATCGAAGGGTTAGAGAATGTACAGCTTGGTAAAGGCGGAGAGTTACAACCATTAGACCTTCATGATATATACGAGCAAACAGGTGTTTTCTACTACAGGAGTAAGAACCCAGAGGGAGGTTTTCAAAACCCTCCTGTTAGAGAGATAGGAAATAGCATTCGTAATATCAATGAGTTAATAGCGTTATACAATCACTATCTAAGAATGATACGTGATGTCACAGGTATAAATGAGGCTATGGATGCTTCTACTCCAAAAGGAGATGCTTTAGTTGGGGTACAACAACAAGCTATAGCTGCAGGCAATAATGCTATATATGATATCACAAATGCTTCTATGATACTTTATAAAAAAGTATGTCAAGATGTTGTTAAGTGTCTGCAGATTATACCAGAGGAATCTATTTTACATACAGCATATATGAATGCTATAGGTAGTACAAACATGAAAGCATTGCAGTCTTTTAAAGAGTTACCTATGTACAACTTTGGTGTTATTGTTTCTAAAGATATGGAGGATAAAGATAAAGCTTATCTAGAGCAAAACATCCAAATATCGTTACAGCAAAAAGAAATAGATTTAGAAGACGCTATTGCTATAAGAAACTTAAAAGATGTAAATCAAGCAGAAAGACTTCTTATTGTTCGTAGAAAAAAGAGAATGCAAGCTGCTCAACAAGCTGCTATGCAGAACTCACAGATTCAGGCACAACAAGCTGCACAAGCTTCTCAACAAGCTGCTCAACAGAGGATGCAGGAAGTTCAAATGGAGGCTCAAGTAGATGCACAGAAGATGCAGTTAAAAGCTCAACTAGAAATGCAGTTAGCTCAGATGAGACATGAGTTTAACAAAGAGATTGAAACAATAAAAGCTCAGGCTAGTCTTGGATTTAAAGAAGATGATCAAAACTTTAGAGAGAAGCTAGAAGTTTTAAAAGAAGAGGGTAAGAATAGAAGAGTAGAGCAACAAGCTGAAAAACAAAGTGAGCTTTTAGAGCAAAGACAAACTGAAGCTCCTGTTATGAAAGAAAAGAAAAAAGACCAAACAGCAATAGATTTAGTATTCCCCTCATAAAAAAACAAAATGGCAAGGATTAATTTAGATACATCACAAATTTTAGACATAACCTGCAAGAGAGGAGATACTTTTTCTATGACTATAAATTTAAAAGACTCAAGTGGTAACGCTCTTACTTTAAGCACAGATAACTATGAGTTTATTATGCAGGTAAAACCTACAAATAGCACTAGAGATACTGATATTGTGCTTACTACAAAAAATGCTGTTGGATTTGAAATAGTAAAACCAACTAAAACAGGTAGGTTGAGTGGACCAGATTTAGGTGATATTGGTCCATTTTTTGAAGAGCCTACTGTTGATGATTCTGGTAATGTAACTATTGAGGCTTCTTCAGAAGTTATGGGTCAGGTTCCTCCAGGAACATATGAGTATGATATACAATATATATTACCTTCTTCTACTGGATTGGATACACATAGAACAATATTGTTTGGTTCATTCTCTGTCATAGATGATGTTTCTAGAAAAGTTAGAAAGCGTAGACCGCTCGAACCAGCTAGAGATCCTAATGGTGAAAGACCTGTAAGACCTGCAAGCCAAAGACCAGAAGTTGAAGAAGTACCTAGAGTTCTAACACCAATTAGGCCACGTAGAAGAGGTAGATACAATAATCAAAATAATTTATTAAGATAAAGTGTCTGTATCTGTAAACAAATCAAACGATTTAACTATAACTGTTTCTTTTACAGGGCAGCGTAATACTGTTTTTTCTACAGAAACATCTTCTGTTTTTGTTCAGCCAGATGCTGTAAACACAGTTTTACACGTAGACTCTACACCAGACCCAATCTTACTAACAATTTAATTCATGTCATATAAAACAAATAAAACGACAAAAAAGAAAATTGATAATCTTTTATCTAAAAATGCTAGTTACCAAGCCGCTAATGTTTGTGTAACAAACAGCAAAACAAAGAGGCAAGAAATCAATAGGCATTGTCGTGTTAACTTTATAAACCCAATCAAGGATATAGATCTTGATTTCTATAAACGAGTAATCTTAAACTAAACATGAAAGCTAAAAAGTACAAGAAAGGTGGTAAACTAAGCATCTCAAGCAAAAAAGTATCTGTCCCCCCTCCGTCTGGTCATCACTGGATGGAAGAACAAGGTAGATACTACCTTATGAAAGGTGATTACAAACCTCATCCTGGAGCTGTACCGAAAGCTATGTTTAAACTTGTAAACCACCCTAAGTCATGAAGATAAATAAAAAGTATTTAGCTGGGAGTAAAAACCCAAAACGTAGAGCCGCTCTAATTAAACAGATAGCTAACATATATAAAAAAGGTAAGCCTTACCCAAAGAACCTAGATAGTCTTATGAAAGAAAGAGACTCTCTTGAGATGGGGGGTAAAGTAAAAGAGTATAAAAAAGGTGGCAAGTTTCCTGACCTTACAGGAGATGGTAAAGTAACATTTGCAGACATACTTAAAGGTAGAGGTGTAGGTGAGAAGAAAGCTATGGGTGGTATGAAGATGCCTAAGTATATGATGGGTGGTAAGATGAAGAAGTTTAAGAAAGGTGGTATGGCTGGTTTGAGTGGACCTCAAAAAGAAGTATACCGCAGAGGTCTAGCTGCTTACATGAGCTCAGGCAATAGGCCTAAAGTATCTCAACACGCTTGGGCGATGGCTCGTGTTAAAAGTGATTTTGGAAAGCGTGAAGCTGCTAAGATTAGAGCTGGCAAATCTAAAAAGAAATAATCACTATATTTGTACCTAAATAAATATTAAAATGGCAACAACTACTGCAACATTAACATTATCGAGTGGTGACCTAACTGGTGACGCTCTATCGCTGTCAACAACAGCAACATTAACAAAAGCTGGGACAGTTACTGGATTGGATCAGTTTACTGGAATAGCTAGAAAAACATTTTCGTCTACATCTCAGGTAACACTTATTGCTAAAGCTGATTATACTGATGACAGAGCACATAAAGTGTACTTAAAAAATACTAGCACTGTAGCTACAGAAAATATCGTTGTAACTATTGAGTCTCAGCTTCTTGGAAGGCTTTACGCTGGTGATTGGGCTTTACTCCCATTTAACGGAGATCAAGATATTAAAATTACTCCTAGCGTTAGCACAGCAATGACTGTTGAGTATGCTGTAATTTACGAAGCATAATGGGCACTGTAAGAGCAAGTTTAAGTATATCTAGTAGCGACGTAATGACCACTGATATTAATTTATCAGTAGGTGCAGGACTATCTGCTGATTCAGGTATACTAAGTAGAGCTAAGGTTAAGTTTACTGCTGTTAATGCTAATGCATTAGAAGTATATACAGTAAACGATAAGACTGAGTCTGCTTACTTGTATCTTAAAAACCTAGAGACAGAAAAAGAAAACTACGTATACATATATAATGATACAGACTCTGACGGACTTGTTGCCAAAATAGGTGGATTAGAGTTTTGTTTTATCCCCGTTGCAGTGGATAAAGGATACAGAGTATATGGTACAAGGGTAGATTCTATGGTAGAGTTTGCTGTATTCGGACTAGACAGCTCTGCTGCAGGACCATTTAACCAAAGCTAATAATTAAGACATGGCACAAGGACAATTCTCTGGTAATTTATATTTTATAGATCAAAATGAAACAGCTACTCTTAGTGGTAGGCACTTCTTTCACACTCTTGTAAATGGAGACACAGCTGTAGAAGTAACTGTAAAAGGTGGTGGAGTTTTTGAGTTTGTTGATGTTAGTGAGTTAGCTGATGACGCTGCTGCTGCTTTATATATTGACCCGTTAACTGGTTTACCATTTACTGCAAAAAGTGTTGCGGTTGATTCTGACCATGGGGATGGTTTTTACGAAAAAATTGGATCATCTGCTATAACTATAAGCCTAGGTCCAAATCAAATAGTGTGTGGTAGATTTACAGAAGTGGCAGTAGCTAATACTGATAACGCTGAAGTGCACGCATATACAGGATAATAAAACAATAATTTAATAATAATGGAAAACGATAACGTTACTGTTGAAAACACCAATGTGGAATCTACTGGAGAAATTCAGTTCGTAGATTCTGTTGAGGAGTTACAACAAAGTATGCAAGGTGATACACCTGCACAACCACAAGAGCCTGTACAAGAAAAGGTTCAGCAAGTAACTCAAGAACAACCTATACAAGAGGAAGAGGAGAGAGTTACAAGCATTAGTGATAATACAGAATATCAAGAGCAACAAGTTGCTCAACAAGATAGTGGTGTCGAGCCACAGTTAGATTACTCTGACGACCAAATAGAAGGTGCTGTCTTAGAATACCTAAGCGAAAGGCTAGGTGTAGATGTAGATTCCTTCGACCAATTAGGGGGTCAGAGTTCTTACGAAGATGAAAGGTTAGAATCTATTGCAAGATTTGTAGAAGATACTGGCCGTTCACCAGAAGATTGGTTTAGGTATCAGTCATTAAACCCATCCGAAATGGATGATACGACTGTAATTCGCATGCAAATGGCAAGCAAGTACCCTAATTTATCTTTTGATGAAATCAACACCTTTGTAAACAATACTTACAAACTCGATACTAGCAAGTATACTGAAGAAGAGATTAATATGTCTCGCCTTCAAATGAAGGTGGACGCTTCTCAAGCAAGACAGGAGATTGAAGATATTCGAAATGAATATGCTGCCCCTATTGTTGAAGATGATTATGAAGATTCAGAATACGAAAGTTTTATTGACGAAGAGTGGGCGGTAGATATGGCTAATGAAGTAGAAGCTTTAGAAGGCCTTGAGTTTGATTTAGGAAACGGTAAGAGTTTTACTTACGGTTTGACTAACAAAGACCGTTCTAGTCTGATGCAAAAAAACGCACAAATTGAATCATTCTTTGAGGACTATGTCGACTCTGATGGTTCATGGGATTTCGATAAGCTAAACTCACACATGACTGTATTGAGTAACATCGACAATATTGTAGCTACGGCTTACAAGCATGGTTTCGGTGAAGGTCAAAAAGGTATTGTGCAGAAAGCTGCGAATGTTTCTATGAACACTCCTCAAACGGGTGCATCAATGAATGAATCTAATCCTCTTACCGAACAACTTAAAAATATAGTAGGTAACGGGAATAAGATGACTTTTGGAAACTTTTAAATTTTAACAAAACATGGCTAATATAGGTGCAGGTGCAGTTAACGCAACGGGAGCTACAACTAACGATTTTGTTACTACACCAGAAAAATACACTACAGTAGGGACATTGCTTGAGCATAACAAGCCAGACAATAGAGACCTACTTATAAAAACATACGGTGATCAGGGTATCACTGGATTTCTAAAGCTCACAGGAGCTATCAAGAGCGGAGGTTCTGCTGACCAAGTACAATACTGGGAGGAAGAGCGTCGTCACAAGTTAATTGGTACAGCAGGTACGTCTTACTCAGGTACTTCAGGAGTTGTGACTATTACATTTGAAGCTAATGCAGACAACTCTCTACAGCTACAAGATGTTGTAATGGATCCAGCAACTGGAAGACGTTACATTTGTACTACTGCTAACTTTGAGGCAGGAACTTCTGCGGTAATTAAAACACTAGACGGTGTTACTTCTAACGTTGCTGTTGCAAACGGTCAGCTAATCCTTCTAGGAAATATGTACGACCAAGGAAGTGATCAGCCTTCAGTATTCCAGGCTACTTCTCCTACTCTACGTACTAACCCTTACATGATTATTAAGGACGTTTACAAAGTAAACGGTTCTCAAGCAACAAATGTAGGTTGGGTAAATATGGGTAATGGAGACTACCGTTGGTACTTACACGGAGAGCAAGAGACTCGTGCTCGTTTTATGGACAAGCGTGAGATGATGATGCTTTTTGCTGAAAAGCAATCAGGAGCTATTAGTGGTAACCACGGTGGTGTTTCTGGTTCTGAAGGTTACTTTGAGGCAGTAGAAGATCGTGGTCTTGTAGTATCTAACGCTCATGCAAACCCACTAGATAGCTTTGCAGAGTTTGATGATATTATCATTGAGCTTGATAAGCAGGGTGCTCCTTCAGAGTACGCTATGTACTTAAACAGAAAGCAAGACTTAGCTATCGATGATATGCTTGCGTCGGGTATCGCTACTAACGTAACTGCAGGTTTATCTGGTCAGTTTGGAGCATTCCAAAACTCTCCAGACCTTGCTGTACAGTTAGGTTTCAAATCTTTCACTCGTGGTGGGTATACATTCCACAAGCATGATTGGAAGTTAATGAACGACCCAACTCTTCTTGGTGCTTCTACTAAGTACATCGGAGCTATGGTTCCAATGACTCAAGTAGCTGATGCTCGTACAGGTGTTAAGGCTCCTGCTCTAGAGATGAACTACAAAGAGTCTAACGGATACTCTCGTGAGATGGAGCACTGGGTGCGTGGTGGAGGTGTATTAGGTCACACTAATATCACTGAAGACCTTGCTGAGTTCCACTACCGTTCTGAGATTAACTTGATTACTCGTGCTCCAAACCAGCACGTAGCGATTAAGGGTTAATATATGATTTGTTTTACTATATAACTTTTAAAAATTAGAAAAAATGGCTGCAAAATATTTATTTTTCGAGGCAGGTTCTGATGGTGCTATAACCTACGCTGCTGAGAACTTAATTGGAATCGACCAAGTTGGTGATGGTTCTATTGAGATGAAATTCAAAAACGTAAACGGTGTCTCTAATGTTAGTGATGTCGTTACTCTTACAGTTACAAGTGCTTCCGAGCAAGCTGTTATGAAAGCAATATCAGAAGCTATCGCTTTTGGTAAGGATCAATTCCTTGTTGTTGCTGATGATGACGCTGGTAGCTACCTTCACTCTGATATTACTGCATGTTCAGTATCTGCTGGTGAGGGTGGTCTTACTCCTGGAAGCGGTATCACTGCTGGAGCTGCTTTCTACAAGAGCTGGACTCAAGCCCTTGGAGGTGGTGTTGTAAAGACTAGTGTCTTTATCGACCTTACAGGCTTGGCTTCAGGTGGTACTGGTGATGACATCATTGGTGATGACGGAGGCGTTGCAAATTCTCATATTGGTCAGTACACAACTGATAAGATGGGAACTCTGTTTGCTGTTGTAATGGAAGCTAAAGAACTTCCTGCTGGAGGTGACCCAGATATTAACTTGGTGTTTGCTGATGAGGCAACTCTTGCTGAAAATACAGCTCTTAGTGCTGCTACTAACGGTGGAACTACTATTAATAGTGGTGACTTAGTTGCTGGTACACCAGTTTATGCTCACGCAGGATTCCCTGCTGTAAATCAGTACTTCTACCTTTCAAATGGTACTGGTGATCATGAAGCTGCTTATACTGGTGGTAATCTCTTAATTGAGTTTTACGGACAGAAGTAATATCTATCTACTACTACAAGAAAGGGGCTTCGGCCCCTTTTTTCTTTTTCGTATATTTGCTTTATGAAGTCAAAGAGAAGAGACCCACTAGTAGGTACAGGTAAAAAACCTAAAGGTTCAGGTAGAAGGCTTTACACAGATGAAAACCCAAAAGATACAGTAAGCATAAAGTTTGCTACCCCTGCTGATGCAAGAGCTACTGTAGCTAAGGTTAAGAATATAAACAAACCATACGCTAGAAAGATACAGATACTTACTGTTGGTGAACAGAGAGCTAAAGTTATGGGGAAAGCTCAAGTAGCTAGTATATTTAAAAGAGGTAAAGAAGCTATTAGAAGGGCAAGAAAGAAATGATTAAGTATTTATTTTTTCAGAATGACTCAGTAGACACCTCTAGTGGTATTAATTATCCTAATGATTCTGCTCTACTACCTGCGTCTAATCTTGTAGATATGCAAATTAGTGCAGATGGTACAGATTTAACATTGTCATTTGATAGCTTATTACAGAGCAAGGGTGTAGATTACGAAATCGTATTATCAATTACAGAGGATACAGGAAGAGTTGTGATGGAAGCTATTGCAGAAGAAATAGCTTTTGGTGATGAACCTTTTATTACTATAGCAGATGAGCATAACTCAGAATTTATTCATGCTGACATAACTGCTGTAGAAACAACATTAGACGGAAGTTTTTAATAATGGCTATTGACCCAAATAAAAAGTTTTTATATGTAAACAGGGATGCCACTACTGGTGAGATGGATGAGGCTTTGTGCTTCCCCGTATCTAGTTTTATAGGTGCTGAAACTCAAACTAGTGCTATAATTGATTTATATTTTAAAGGCTCTAAAGGTGCAGATGCAACAGTTGTTAGAGTTTTTCATCTACAACATGGTCTTATAAAGACGTTCTATAAAAATCTCGTAGATGAAATAAACTTCGGGGAGAATGCATTTATAAATATATACGATCACGGTAGAAAAAACACATTCCCATCTGATGTTAGCTTTAACATGTCTACAGATGTACAACCTACATTTACTTTACAAGACACAGACTTTATAGTAGGTGGTGATAATTTAACATTTGATAGCGTACAGCTAACTGGTATACAAACATCTAGCGAGTCTTTTAGTAATGACGATGTAAGCTTAATGACATCAGCAGCTATTCAAGATCAAATTCTTGCAGACGCTCCAGCTGTAACTTTAGCTGGTACACCAGACTATATTACTATATCAGGTCAAGAGATTACAAGAAATCAAATTGACTTGACTGCTGATGTAACAGGAACGCTACCTGTTGCTAATGGAGGTACAGGAGCTACATCCTTAACAGATAACGCTTTCTTAATGGGTAGCGGCACAGGAGCTATTGAAGCCTCTCCTCATTTAAAATATAGTGAGCCTTCTGGAAACGTAGATACGTTCACTTTTGGTGATGACAGCACAACAACCGTATCCATAGTCTCAGATAATAGAGCAAATCTTAACCTTTCAGTAGAAGCAGCTTCAGGAACTACAGATACTGATGGTGGTGATTTAACGCTTACTGCTGGGGGCTCTACTGGTGCTGGAGATCCAGGAGATATTGTTTTTCGTGTTTCTCCAACAACCTCTGCAGGTCCAGGTACAACTAACCTAAACACTCCTGTTGAAGTGATGAGGCTTGAGCACGGGTCTCTTACTCTTCAAAGTTCAATTACTAGCTCCCCATCTTTTATATTAAAAAGCACAGATAGTGCTATAAATACTGGTCATAGTATTCAGTTTGTTAGAGATGAAGGTGATGCAGGTGCATCTGGAGATATTTTAGGAATAATACAATTTACAGGCGATGATGCTGGTCAAACTCAAACTGACTATGCTAAATTTTTAGTAACTACTGATGTTGCTACTGATGGTCAGGAGTCTGGCAAGATAGAGCTACAAGTTGCAAGTCACGATGCTGAACTTGTAACAGGTTTGTCTTTGACTGGAGGTAGTGCTGAAGATGAGATTGACGTAACAATTGGCAGTGGGTCTGATTCAATTGTAACTGTACCAGGTTTTGTATCTATTGGTGGGCATGCTATTAATGATATAGACGTAGCAGGAGAATTTGTAGACTCTGATGAACATCTAATGACTGCTGCTGCTATTAATGATCGTATTGCAGCTGCTGGAGGTGGAGGTATTGCTTTTGATGGTTCTACAGCAGACGGTGTTTTAACATTTAAAGATTCAGACGAAGCTACTGTTGAAGCCAACATGACGTATGATGGTGATAATCTAACACTAACGTCTGCCACAGCTTCATTCCCACTCTTTAAAATGCAAACAACTCATACGCATCAAGGTAGAGCTGCAGAGTTAAGATTTATAAAAGATGCTGATGATACTTCTAATGGAGAAGCTCTTGGATTTATAACTTTTTATGGCGATGATGACGCTGGCAATAATCAACAGTTTGCAAAAATAAAAGCAGAAATTGAGGAGTCTGCAAGCGGAAGTGAAGGTGGTAAGCTTACTTTTATGGTTGCGTCACATAATGGTTCCGAGATTCAGGGGTTAGTTATTGAAGATGGAGACGTAAGCAGTGAAGTTGACGTAACTTTAGGTAACGGTGCTAAGTCAATAGTTACATGTCCAGGTAAATTAGTTGCAAAAACTATACAGTGTTTTTCTGCAAACTTCTTTGACGATATTGGAACAACAAAGCACTACGTGCCTTTAAGTACGCAGAGTACTTCAGAGCAGGTAAGCGACGGTAACACTTTTGTAGATTTTTTAGCCCCATGTGATCTTTCAATACGTGAAGTTATGTTGAAGTTACCTGGTGTTACAAGTGGAAGTGGTGACATAACAGCTGGTATAGAAACTTCTAACATTGGATCAAGTGTATTTACTAAAAGTGTAATAGAAACTGAAACAGTATCAGTTACATCTAGTAATGATAACGACATCGTTCACTTTAGATTTGATGAAACAACTCACGCAACACTAGGTCAAAATGTTGCTGTCACAATACAAAGTGATACAGATTTAAGTAGCTCACAAAACTGGTATGTAAATGTAATAATGGAGTTAGACTGGAATACTATGCACACAGGATCTAGTTCAGTACAAACAAGTTAAAATTACACACTAAGGTAATAGCTTTATATTTGCAGTATGCGTAAAAAGTTTTTTTTATTTCGTAGGTCAAATCCATTAGGTCCTGTAAAAAGGTTTTCAGAAAATGGTAAGGATATATCTATCTTAGGCATAGCTGCAGACCAAATTAGTTTTATAACAGCAGGTAGGGGTGAGATAAACATTACCTTTAATGGTGCTAGCATATATGAAGACAGTGAGTTATCTGTTGGAGATTCTATAGAAAAAACAAATATATCTATTTCATGTCAAGAGGGTTCAGAAATGAATTTAATTGAAAAGATTATGTTTTTTGTATCTAGAGAAGATTCTAAAACTATTATGAAGTTTGATGTTTTAGACAATGTAACTCCTTTTAGAGAGGTAATAACTACTAGTGTATCAGATATAAGTTCTAAAATAAAAGCTCAACCTACAGAGCGTGTGTCACAAAAAATTAGCACTGGTGATGTTGCCAATAGATTTGCAAATGTTATAGGGGAAATAAACTTTGGTAGTCGAGAAAACAGACCTTTTGTAGATTACAACCATCAGAGTATTTTTCCAGTAGACGACACAGATATTGTAGCTGTTGGACCTGCTGAGGTAAAAAATGCAGGTACGGGAGGTGCAGCTTTTGATATATCAGGGGGAACGGGTTCTGTAACAACTCAGACTGAATCTACTGCTGCATCTACAGGGTTGAGTCAGGTAGCTTTACAGTTTGCTGCTAATTCATTTTTAGACGTACCAGATATTACAGTGAAAGATGATTACACTATGTATTTTGTTATAGGTGACCCTGGATCAGGATCTGGTGGTGAAGGATTTGGAGTTTTGTTTGGGGATGACGCAGGAGAGACTTTAGGTTTTTCTTCCGCAGGGTTTCCTGATGAGTTTACCATGAGGCATGACGGACTAGACGGCAAGCCATTTAGAGTAAAAACACTTGATAATACTCAAGGCACTGAAGCTTACAAATTCCCTGACAGATCTTCTAAAACTAATATAGGTGAAAGACAATTTTGCTATGTTTTTGTTATAAGAAGAGATAAGCAATTAAATATGTATCTTTACAATCATGAAGGTGAGTTAGTAGCTTTTGTTCCAGCGTTCACTGTAAAAAGTACAGACAAACCTAAATTTGAAACAAAAACAAATAATTTATTAGACTATAGAAAAGAACAAAGAAAAAAACCATCAAGAAAAGAAATTAAAGTAACTGCAGGGACTCCTGATAGAACAGACGGCAATCTTTTAATACAGCAGCTAGGTAGTTCAGGTAGTAACGTTACAGATAGTTTCTCTGGTACATTAGGTAGATTTGGTATCATAACTAGAGATACAGGAGATGCTTTTTGTTCTCAGTTGGCACAAGATTTGTACGAACTATATAAACCGACAATATAATTTAAATTTAATATATCATGGCTAAAAAATTAAAAAGAGGGCAAGCCAGCCCTGAACCTAACGTTGTAGTAGAATCTACACCAATTGCAGAAGCTGTAGTAGCTGAGAAACCAAAAACTCAAAAGACATATTTTGAACCTGTAAAAAGGCCGAAGATTATTCGTAAAGAAAAAGTCTTTGAGAACAGAAACTATACAATACCTAAGGGTGGAGGCATAGTTTATATGCTTAGTAGTAAAGGCATCACAGTATACGATGAAGAAAAAAACCAAGTGCGTGAAATTCGTTACTGTCCAAATGAACCATCAATATGGAGAGATGAGCAGAGCGAAAATGCAAGAAAAGAAGCTGTAATTTTCAATAACGGTAATTTACTTGTTCCAAAGTCAAAACCTAACTTAATGGAATATCTAGATCGTCACCCAGACAATATAGATAATGGTGGGCATGTATTCTCTTTAATTAAGAAAGAACAAGATGCAGCTAAAAAATTAGCTAAGGAATTTTCTGTTAATGAGGCCATAGCTATGGTGAGAGATACAGACCTTCAAGAATTATTACCTGTTGCTATGTACTACAGCATAGATATAAATAGACCAACAGCAGAAATTAGATATGATTTACTAACAGAAGCTAAGTCAAATCCAGAGAAGTTTATTTCTTCTTTTGACAACCCTATGGTAAAGACACGATCTATGGTTTATCAGGCTAGTCAGTACCAAATTATAAATCTTAAAGAAGAGGGTTGTTATTGGTATGACAGTAACAGATTAATTATAGCAGTTCCTACAGGTCAAAAACCACTAGATACTTTGACTAGATACTGCATGACAGAGAAGGGGGCGAGTGTGTTAGCTTCTATAGAAGACAGCTTATCTAAGCTAGGCTAATACGTTTGACATATATAAAAGAACCACCTCAAAACGGGGTGGTTTTCTTTTTGTATATTTGCTACATGGCTAGCATAAATAGAGTATATAGAATTTTAAAAGACCTTACAAACAAAGAGCAGAAAGGTTTTATTACTCCAACTGTGTTCAACAACTTTGCATACACAGCTCAAATGAATATCTATAATGAGATGTTTACTGAGATGGTGAAAGCTAAACAGCTTAAAAGACAAGGTTTTAATCCTAGCAGAGATAAGTCTCTAACTAAACAAGTAAGAGAGGATTTATCTTACTTTACAAGAGAGGTTACTGTAGAGGTAGATGGTGGTTTTGTAGCAAAGCCATCTAATATGTCTAAGTTAATATCTATAAGAAAAACAGCAACCTCTGGTACTGCAGGTATTGCTGACAGAGATTCTTTTGAGTTAGTGTATGACACAATAAAGTTAGACGATATTATAGGTAGTCATTTGTCTTCACCTACTTTTGATTTTCCAGTAGCATTGATTTCTAGAGATATAGAGGTTTTCCCTTCTACACTAAATTCTGTTGATATTACATACTACTGTTATCCTGGCTCTATCGATGTTAATAACGAATTTTCAGACCTACCTCCTGTATATTCTACTGTTCTAGCAGCCAACGAGTTCTCGTTTGATTTATTTAACTCAAGAGACTTTATGCTGCCAGACCATTATGAACCTGAATTAGTAGCTGAAATGGCAAAACTAATAGGAGTTAGGTTGAGAGATCAAGTTGTACAGGGGTATGCAGCCCAAGAAGAAGCTAAACAATAATGAGTCATAGTAAAGTAAAACTTAGTCAAGTCTTAAGAGATTTTAAGATTAATATAGATGATGATGATTACGTAAACGACCCGTCAGACGTTGTTCTACGAAACCTTGCTTTACGTGGTATAAGAGAGATTGGTTTTGATTTAGGTAAGAAGATTAGGTCTTTAAAATTACCTGTTGACTCAACAAACAATACCGTTGCACTGCCTGACGATTTTGTAGATGTAGTAAAGCTTGGTATTGTAGATAATGATGGAGTGGTCAGGTGTTTTGCTCAAAACAGAAACATGAACTTCTCTAGAAGATTAGAAGTGGCTGCAGATGAAGCAGATGTAGAGGGTGCAACAAGAACAGATGAATTTGCTGCCTCTCCTTTAAATATACCTGCTAATGAGATAGTGGACAGAGTTGATGATAAAAGCTCTACTTCAGGTGCTGATTTAGCTGATAGCGATACTTACTACGAAGTTATATTCGAGAACTTCTTGCATGAAGGCACTTATGGTAATCTGTATGGATTTGGTGGGGGGCATACTCCTGGTGAGTACAGAATTAATCTAGACCAAAATAGAATAGAGATAGACACTAGGTCTACTTACACTGAGCTAGTTATAGAGTATGTAGCTGACGAAGCTAGGTCTGGAGACCCTGAAGTTCATGTATACGCAGAAGAAGCATTAAGATGCTATATATACTACAGACTTGTAGAGAGGAAGTCAAGTGTACCTGCTAATGAAAAAGCAAGAGCTAGAGCAGAGTTTTATAATGAAAGAAGAAAAGCAAATGCTAGGTTAGGAGGCTTTAGCAAAGAACAGGCTCTTCATACAATTAGAAAGAACTTTAAGCAAGCACCTAAGTATTAATGATTATTAAGAATACTCCACAGACGTTAGATAAATCTTCTGATTATCGACTAATACCTAATACAGCTATGATTGACGCTTTGAATGTGTTAATCGATAGTGATAATACTATGGGTCCAAATTCAGGTGAGCATAGTCTTGGTGATTCAGGCGTTATAAAAAATATATTTGGTAATCAAGCTGTTCAAGAATCTACTGCTATGTGGCAGTCTCTAAAAGCTACTCAAGATGAATTTTTTAATGCTTCAAATATTGAAGGTGACGGTCAAGTAGTAAAAATAATAGGTAGCGTTGTAGATAAAAAATTACGTCTAGCGTATCTATTTGTTTGGTCTAATCTTATCACTAAACACGCTGTTCTTGTATACGACCCTTACGGAAAGTTACCTAATGTAGGTTTTACTCAAGGAGGGGAGTTAGATAGTATAGGTGATGTAGGGTATCCTGGACTTAAGATGCTGCATATGTCGTCTAAATTTAACTTTCCAGAACATGGATTTGTAAAAGCGGATATTGTGTATACAGCAAATAGTTTTATGCTAGAAGATGCTATAGCTGGATTAGACCCTAACGAGATAGAATGGTTTACTGATTCTAGAAAGAGAGACTTTGAGAAAGATGTATTGCTGTATTTTACAGACAACAAAAATGAACCTAGAAAGCTTAACGTATTTAAGTGTTTATTTAAGGATATAGCTAACTACTCTCAAACAGACCTTATAGATTTTATTACTGCATGTCCTAAGACACCATTAACTCCTATAGAGTATACATTCGTTAATGAAAACGAAATACCTGTAGCTTTTAGAAAAGGTATAGATGAAAGTTATTTTAAGAGGTCTCCAGGATTTCAGTTTGCCTATCAATATATTTATGACGATGGTATGGAAACAGCAATATCACCTTACTCTGATATAGCCTTCCCACCTTCTGTTTTACAGCAGGGTACGTCTACGTCACCAGACCACGATCAATTCAATGTTTGTGCTCTTTCTTTACCTATCCCTGGAAGAGAAATATCTAGAGTTAGAATAGTTGCTAGGCAGGGTAATGGACCTGGCAATGTAGGTAGATTTTTTATAATAGATGAGTTCAATCCTAATGAGGATAAACAGTATTACTATAGAGCTGCTTTTAGAGAATATTATTTTAGAAATGACCAAGTATTAAAAGGTGTTAGTGAGGAAGAGGTTAACAAGCAGTTTGATTCTGTACCTAGAAAAGCTGAGGCACAATCTCTTCACTCTAATAGGCTTATGTATGGGAACTACCTTGACGGATTTGATAATGTAGAAACCTCATGCACTTACGATATTCAATATGAAGAAAGACCTTTAGAAGGTATTTCAGGGACAGTATCTTTTAGGACATCTATTTATGAAGTTGGTGCTAGAAATAATAGCTATCCTACTGCTGAACAAAACTATGCAGGTCAATCACAAGGTACTACGGGTTACGCTAACTTTAATGGTGGTGACGATTCTTTAAACACAACGTTTGACCCAGTTTTAGCTCCTATTATAGAGGGTGTTAGCTCTGCAAAAAATAAATCTGTAGGGGTAAGAGTCGATTTAACAGGTTTACCACAAGATGTTGCAGCAGGAACTCTTATAACAATTACTATAAGCATATCTCCAAATAAAAATTACCACATATTTGACGCTAGAAACTCTTATTCTCAGAGTTTGCATTTAGGTGAAAGAGATGCACACGATCATGGTACAGTAGAAGCTGCAGGATTGCAGGAGTTTGAGTTTGATGATGATGGCAATTTAGAAAATACACCTGAAATTTTTATTGCTCAAAATAATTCTACTATAGAACCAAAAGCTAACAGTACATTAGAGGATAGATTAGAGGATTTTCACACTGCAAAAGAGTCGGGTGCTGTTTTTCTTAAATCAGATAATTCTACCACTAATCCTACAAGCAGTGTAGAGTCTGGTGGTTCTAGTTATTTTGGTTTAAACTACGGGGTTGGAAATTCATCAACTAATGCTGATGGATGTCCATTTGATATAAAGTGGAGGTATGTTGATGATAATGGTGTAGAGCAGCAAGAAACTGCTTTATATGGTACTAGTGCTGCAAATCCACTTATCATAAGAGGAGAGACTTTGTCTTTTACAGCAAAGTTTAGATTTACATCAGATGTTGAGGGTGTTGCAAGAAATTTATTAGCTTCAGCTATAGAAGACGCTTTTTGTTTTGGTTCTGTTGACAGCACTGGAACTGGTAATGTAGCTTACGCTATTGAGTTGGTAGAACCTCCACAGAGAATAGCTACTCTACAGTATGATTTAGGATTATCAGACTATCAATCTATACCTGTAGGCAGCTCTAGGGCTAATTTAATATGTGGTGTGCAGGGATTGCCTGAAGATTCTCAACCTAAAAGTATGATACCGCCTCAAGGTTATTTTATTGTTAATAAAATTAACGCAGAGTTTAGATTCGTTCACCCTAGATATCCACAAGAATCGTCAGAGCAAAACGCTAATCTTATACTTACAATGGGTAAGATAAACGATTTAGAGGTTATGACCTGCGTAAAACCTATAATTGACGAGTTTGAAAAAACTCCTTGGAGGGTTATATCTAAGAATACTATGCAACAGTATTTTACAAACCCAGAGATATTTTTCCCAGCTTCAGAAGATGTTGACTCTCCACTTAATTTACAAGGATATAAGTATAAGTCTACAAACAGCACAAAGGACTTCTATATAATGCAATCAGATATTCCTGATAGCGAAAAGAACCATATGCAGAATCAAAACTTTCTTAACCATATAGAAGCTTTAGGACCTCATAAATGTTTTGGTTATTTAGATGTTCATTCAAGTCATAGAAATTTTGTAAGAACGCTA